ATATAGAATGGAGTTGGGCCAAAACTCAGCTGGACAAATTAAACATACATGCCAGCGAAACTGCCTGGATTGGCACTGCTTTTGACGCAGTGATAGACAACAACTCAACCATGGATCACTTGTATGCGCAGATCAATGATCTGGTTCAAGATCTCCAGCCGACCAGGTCAGATCCAGGCGTTTGACCTCCACTGAGCAGTTTTGACATATGGTCTTGAGGTTGCGCATGGCGCTGTTGTTAAGGTTGCCGTCCACATGATACACCATGAGCTGTGCGGCATATTTGCTGCGGAATCCACAGCGATCACAGGTGGTTTTTTTCCGGTAACCTGCTGACCTCCAACGCGGTTCAGACACAGGCACATGACGTGCTTTCTTGATGCACCAGTCACATCTGGTTCTGTAGTGTACAACTCCTGCACGCCTGTAGTTTACAGCGCACAAGCGTTGATTGCAGGCCAAGCACTTGGGTCTCATGCTGTATTTACGAGTAAAAACCTTTGCAAAGGGATATTGCCGGCACTTTTTTGTGCCAAGACCATAAATATCTTATATTAAAAAAGGAATCGGTTATGGCCTTATTATCCCCAGGTGTACAAGTCAGTGTTATTGACCAAAGCAACTACACTCCTGCTGCTGCAGGCTCCACGCCTTATCTATTGATCGTCACTGCGGAAAACAAGATTTCCGGTGCCGGCACAGGCATAGCACCAGGTACCCTGGCTGCTAACGCCAACAAGGTGTTCTTGATGACCAGCCAGAGAGATATCCTAAGCACATTTGGCGTGCCTTTTTTCTACAACACAACTTCGGGCACTCCGATCAATGGCTATGAACTCAACGAATATGGTCTCCTGGCTGGCTACAGTGCCCTGGGTGTGACCAACTTGGCCTATGTGCAACGTGCCGATATAGATCTGGCAGCACTCACGGCTACGCTGAATCGTCCAGTGGGAGCTCCGGCGGCCAACAGCTACTGGTTTGACACCACCAACAGCACCTTTGGCATCAAGGAATGGAATCAGACCACTTCGGCATTTACCAACAAAACTCCTGCTGTGATCACTGACACAGTATTCCTGGAAACCAGCAGCACAGTACCCTTGGCCAGTTTTGGCTCCATTGGTGACTATGCTGTCACTGCCACTAGTGTGTACAACCCCATCTACTACAAGCGCAATGGTCCTACCACAGCTCAAGCACCAGGCTGGATCCAAGACGGCGCCAGCGCCGGCGACCTGTACAACACCTGGGTGTTGTTGGGCTCTGACGAATGGAAAACAGCCTGGCCTACCATACAAGGTACCCTGGCTCCCAGCAGTCTCACAGAGGGCAACAGTTTCAGCATCAATGATGTGGTAATCACTGTGGCGGCCAGTCCCAACAACACAGTCACACAGCTGGTGACCAGCATCAATGCCGCGCTGAATGCCTTGGGTGTGTACGCAGCCAACATTGGCGGCAAACTGACCTTATTCGCCGACAGCACTGCCACCAACGATGGCAGCACCGAAGGTCAAGGTGTCATAGCCATCAACAACATTTCTGGCACTCCGCTGGCCACCCTGGGCATCACCAGCGATCAATATGCGGCTCCAGCCTATTTCGCAGGACCCAACTTCTCAGCGCCAAGATGGCGCTCCACCGACACCTTGCCAGAACCCACCGGCAGCGTGTTCCAGCAGACCAACAGTGTCAATCAAGGCATGCTGATACAGATCAAACGCTTTGACGCTACCTTGGGCACTTTTGTGCTACAGACCACGCAGGTTTTTGAGGATGATGCCGCGGCCCTGTATGCTCTGGATCCGGTCAACGGCGGCCAGGTCATTCCCGCAGGCACTACCTATGCTCAGATTGATCCCTACAACAATCTCACCGGTGCCATACTCATACTTGAACGTGTGGCCACGGGTGCCACAGTGATCACAGGCACAGACACCACCCCAGTGTTTGTGACCAACAGCACATTTACCTTGGCGGCCACACAGCCAGAAACAGCCACAGTGGCTGCCGCTGTCACAGTGACCATACTGGGTGAAACTGCCGCAGATTTTGAAGCCGCTGTGAGTGCTGCCAATGTGCCCAATGTCAGTGCAACTGTCAATGAAGCTGGCGCTATAGTGCTCACACATGCCACTGGTGGCGACATCTTCCTGGTAGAAGGTACCAACACGCCCTTGGCTGATGCAGGATTTACCACAGCCACCACAGGCATACGTCAAACAGATATCGACGGAACTGGATTGACACTCAGCAACTGGGTGGGCACTCCAACATTTACCTATACGGCCAGTGCCAACGCACCGAATGTAGATCCTGCCAATGGTACATACTGGTACTACAGTGATCCTACCGATGTGGACATACTGATACAAAACAACGGTGAATGGCAGGGTTACCAAAACGTGACCAATGACGTGCGTGGATTTAACCTCAGCCTCACCAATGCGGCAGGTCCCATATTCAGCACCACTGCACCCACCACACAGACCGATGAAGCAGAAAGCCCATTGGCCTATGGCGACATCTGGATCGACACATCAGATCTAGAAAACTATCCTTTGATAAATCGCTGGGAAATAGTGGACGGTGAAGATCAATGGGTGCTCATAGACAACACCGATCAGACCACCATCAATGGTGTGCTGTTTGCCGACGCACGCTGGGCTCCCAATGGCACCACAAATCCCATCACAGATCCTATTCCACCCATTGCCACAGGCTCAACTCCGTTGATAACCAGCAACTATGTGGATCTTGATTGTCCAAATCCAGAACTGTTTCCCGAAGGAATCCTGCTGTTCAACACACGCAGAAGTGGCTTCAATGTCAAAGAGTTTGAAGTCAACTACTTCAACAGCCAAGATTATCCCTCACCACTAGTGTTACCCAGCCAGACCGATGCCTGGGTCACAGCTTCAGCCAATCGCAACGACGGCAGCCCCAACATGGGCCGTCATGCACAACGTTATCTCATAGTGCAGGCTCTGCGAGTGGCCATTGACACCAGCACACAACTGCGTGAAAATCAAGCACAGTTCAACCTAATCACTTGTGTGAGCTATCCAGAACTGGCTCCCAACATGACCGTACTCAACAACGATCGTGGCAACACCGGCTTCAGCTTGGTAGACACACCTTTGCGCTTGACTCCACAAGAAATCGTGACCTGGGCCACCAACAACAACGGGCTGGGACTCAGCACAGGCGATGGCAATCTTTCTGCAGGTGACGAATACTCGGCCGCGTTCTACCCCAGCTGCACCACCACAGATCTCACTGGCAACGTGGTAGTGACTGCACCAAGTCACATGATGTTGCGCACTATCATACGCAGCGATGCCGTGGCATTCCCTTGGTTCGCACCAGCTGGTCTGCGTCGCGGAGTGGTAGACAATGCCTTGCAGATTGGTTACTTGCAAGCGCAAACAGGTGAGTTTGAACCCCTGGGAGTCAATCAAGGTCTGCGTGATGTGTTGTACAGCAACAATGTCAATCCAATCACATTCATACCTGGCACAGGCATAACCAACTTTGGTAACCATACCTTGCAGGGCACGGCCACTGCGCTGGATCGTATCAACGTGGCACGCTTGGTGGCATTCATACGTGGACGTCTGGAGATCATTGGAGATCAGTACTTGTTTGAACCCAATGACACCATAACCCGCAGCTCTATAACCAACCAGATCACGGCACTCATGGTGGACTTGGTCAACAAGCGCGGTCTGTATGACTTCTTGGTGGTTTGTGATTTGACCAACAACACACCGGCTACCATAGATGCCAATGAACTGTATGTGGACATAGCCATTGAGCCAGTCAAGGCAGTGGAGTTTATCTACATACCCATGCGCATACAGAACACAGGAACCATAGCGGCACAGGCCTCGGCCTAATGTTACCATAAATAACTGTATATCAGGAGAATCATAAATGTCAACAGCATCATTAACCAAACTCACAGTTCCGCTGGCCAGCGATCAGAGCAACTCTGCCCAGGGTCTGCTGATGCCCAAGCTCAAGTTCCGCTTTAGAGTGACATTTTTGAATCTTGGTGTGAGTCAGCCCACAACAGAACTGACCAAACAGGTCATGGATTTTACACGTCCACAGGTCACATTTGACAACATAGACTTGCCCATCTACAACAGCACCATCAGACTGGCTGGCAAACACACTTGGTCGGACATCACCTGTCAGGTGCGTGATGATGCCGGTGGCAACGTGGCAAGATTGGTTGGTGAACAACTGCAGAAACAACTGGATTTCCTGGAACAAAGCAGTGCCGCATCCGGCATTGACTACAAGTTTACCACGGTATTCGAAGTGTTGGACGGTGGCAACGGTGCCAATACACCTGTGGCGCTGGAAACCTGGACCATCCTGGGTTGCTATCTGCAAGGTGTCAACTACAACGATGCTAACTACGGTTCAGGTACTGAACCCATGACAGTATCGATGACCATACGCTACGACAATGCCTTGCAGACTCTCACTGGTGAAGATGTGGGTGTTGGTGCAAGCATACCGCTCACAGTCAACAACGTAGCCACAGGCTAACCGGCCATGGCGTTTGGCCAAGAAAATCTACAGCCGTTCCCGCCTGGCGAAGGCGTTCGTGACTACACTCACGCCAGCAAGACCTTTAGGGCCGGCGGCTATGACCTGGCGCCACGCACCAAGTTCCTATTCCATGTTTACTTCAACCTAAACACCAACATACCCGCAGTGGCCAACTTGACTTCGGGCGGCAAAGGCTCCACCATTGGTCTCACTGTGAAAACAGCACAGTTGCCCGGCTACACCATAGACGTGGCCACCATGAATCAGTACAATCGCAAACGCCTGGTACAGACCAAGATCAACTACAGCCCTGCACAGATCGTGTTCAACGATGACCACAATGACCTTGTGCGCAACATGTGGTATCAGTACTATCAGTACTACTACAGCGATCCTGTGTACCGTTATGGCAACACTCCCAATCAATCAGGCACCCTGGGTGAGATCAGCACCCTGCTCAGTGGCTTCAGCTACAACAGCAATGACACCTACGCAGCCAGTAGACCCGTGCAAAAATGGGGTCTCAACGGACAGGGCTACACCAACCCCAGCCTGCAGAGCCTGGCCAGTTCCATACTGACCGGTCCGGCCAGTGGCCAGGAACCATTCTTTCGTGACATCACCATCTACGGTCTCAGCCAAAAGACCTATGCACAGTACACCATGATCAATCCCTTGATCACAGACTGGACACATGACACCTATGACTACGGTCAAAGCAACGGCGTCATGACTCACACCATGAGCATACGCTACGAAAATGTCAAGTACTATTCAGGTGCCGTGGGTGGTGCCACACCCAGCGAACCGGTCACAGGATTTGCTGATCCGGCCAACTATGACGTGGTGCCCAGCCCCATCGCCAGACCCGGCAGCACGGCCACAGTGGAAAGCCAAGGCACCATCAGACCCAGCCCCAATGGCAGCAAACAGGACCTACAGGCCCTGGCTGTGGGACAAAACACCCTGCAGAACGTGCTGGGTGCCGTGGGGCAGGCCCTGGTGCCCACAGCAAGTTCATTCCTGTCAGGACAACTGGCCGGTTCAGGTGCTCTTGGAGCCGCCTTGGTCACTGGACTGGGTGTTGCTGCTGGCATTGGTGTGCCTGGCAGCATCGGACAACTGCCCAACGGCGCCGGCGGCATGAACTTTCCCACACCGGCTGGTGTTGATGCGGCCACCAAGTTGCGCAATCTAATCAGTGGAGGTTGATCATGGCGTCAGTAAATGCCATCAATACCAAAACTGATCTCACTGTGCAGATCTTTGACAGATTCTATGGCTACGAACAAACTGTGCCAGTGGCGGCCTATGATGCAGTTCTGAGTTATTTCCGTTCGGTGTTTGGCAGCGATGAAGCTGCCGGCAACTTCACTGTGAGCCTGTTCCGCGTCAGTGATCAAACCGGTATTCCTGTGATGACGCTGTTGCAACAGTTCCAAGGCCAGACTGCGCCGCAGATAAATCTTACCTTGGCCTACTATCTCAATGGCATCCGTAGTTCCAGTACCTTGCTGGGTATCAATGTACCCACACAACCCAACTACTACGTGGCACACAACATCAGGATCTAGATCATGCCCAATTTCCGCCAAGGCATCTACACAGTAAGGAATCCTGGCAAGTATGTGGGCAAAGGCACACCCAGATACCGCAGTGGTTGGGAAATGACATTCATGATGTTTCTTGATAGCAATGACAATATAGTACAATGGGCATCGGAAAGCATCACAATACCCTATCGTAATCCCATCACCGGCAAGCAGAGCATGTATGTGCCAGATTTTTTTGTGACCTATCGTGGGCGTGACAACACCACCCGTGCCGAACTCATCGAAATCAAGCCCAAAAAACAAAGCCTGATTGAAAGCAAGATGAGCGACCGAGATAGGGCCATAGTGGCAGTGAACTACGCCAAATGGGATGCTGCCACCAAATGGGCCCGCCGGAA